CCGGCGCTTTTCCTGCACCTTCTAATTCTTATTTCGTTAACGTTCTACTTTACGCTAACAAAGAGATTGAGTACGTGGCTCACACAAAAATTATGAACCTTATCTCGTCAAACTTGACGGCTCCCACTACATCGTACCCTGCGTACTATGAGAAGGAGAATTTCTATTATGTATATCCGAGCACAATCCAAACCAATGTCAGCGCTCTGCACGTTCGCTATCCTGTTGATCCTAAGTGGACATACACTGTCGTGTCAGGGTCGCCTATATTCAACCAGTCAGCTGTTGACTATCAAGACTTTGAGCTTTCGGAAAGCTCACAAAACGACTTAGTTTTCAAGATCCTTTCATACGCTGGTGTTAATATCCGTGAGAACGATGTAGTTCAGTTCGCAATGGCCGGAGAAAACGCAGAGTCAACCAAGCAATCATAATGGCATATATAAGCAACCAACAATACTACTCAGACCCCAACAATAACGGGGAGTACCAGTATGTCAGCCTTGCTGACGTAGTGAATAACTTCATGCTTATGTATGTTGGTGACGACAAGTTGATCGGAACCGTGAACAGGTACAATGTGCTGTTCTACGCAAAGCGTGCGATCCAGGAGCTCAACTACGATGCGGCTAGGAATGTTCGTGTCCTTGAGTTTAGGATTGGCCCAGACCTTAAGTTGATACTGCCACCTGACTACATCAACTACGTTCGTATCTCATTGGAGAACGAGGGCGTCTTATTCCCATTGTTTGAGAGCAAGACTGTAAACTATGCACAGACATACCTAAGAGACTCTAGCGACAATATCCTATACGACATGAACGGAGAGGTTATTACGGGCACGTCCGAGCTTGACATGAAGAGAATCCAAGGGTATCCAAGGGAATTGTTCACTGGCGACGCTTGGGCAAACGGAAGATATGGATGGTTTGTAGATGGTTATTGGTACTTTAACTATGACTTGGGCGGATACTTCGGCCTAAACGGAGAGACTGCGAACGGCAATCCGAACTTCAGAATCGATCAAGGGTCTGGCGTGATCAACTTCAGCTCTCAGATGTCTGACCAGTTATTGGTGATGGAGTACATCTCCGATGGTCTTGAGAACGGTGACGACTCATTGGTCAAGGTAAACAAGTTTGCCGAGGACTTTATGTATAGCTATATCAAATGGTGTATTTTAAACAATCGTGTTGGAGTACAGGAGTACATCGTTCGTAGAGCGAGAGAAGAGAAGTCAGCCCTTCTTCGCAACGCAAAGATTAGGATGAGCAACTTGCACTCTGGTAGATTGTTGATGGTATTACGGAATCAATCTAACTGGATTAAATAATGCAAATAACAAGGTCGCTGGTATCCGGCATAATGAATAAGGACCTAGACGAGCGTCTAGTTCCAAACGGGCAGTATCGTGATGCTCTGAACGTAACCGTAGGAACCTCTGAGGGTGCCGGTGTTGGCGCTGTAGCTAACGAGCTAGGCAATACACAGGTAAGCGGACTAGCTGCCGCTGCGACTACATTTTCTGGAAGTGCATTCTCTTTGGCCGGGGCCAAGACAATTGGCTCTATAGCTGTCCCTGCCGAGTTCTTGATCTTCTGGTTTGTAAAGGCTGTCACGGGCAATATCATCGCATCGTACAATTCACAGACAGGTCTTACATCCATTATTGCAATGGACACTAGGGCCGGATCTAGTAATGTATTGAACTTCAATTCAGAATACTTAATCACTGGCGTAAACTATATCAGTGGTCTATTATTCTGGACAGATAACTTAAACCCACCTAGAAGAGTTGACACAAAAGCTTTCTATCCTTTCAACAACTTTACACAAGACGATATCAATGTCATCGTAAAGCCACCATTAACGGCTCCTACACTAGCTCTTAGAAATGACTCAAGTGTGTTGTCTAATAACATCAAGGACAAGTTCTTGTACTTTGCTTACAGGTACAAGTACGTTAATAACGAGTACTCGTCTTTTTCTCCATTCTCAGAGGTTGGATTTCAACCAAGCATATTTACATTTGACTATGGTACCGGTGTCAACAAGTCAATGCAGAACAGGTGGAACATTATAGACATTTCATTCTCTACTGCTGGATCAAACATTAAAGAGATTCAACTGTTATTTAAGGACTCTGCGAGTACAAATGTAAACGTCATTGAGAACCTGGTATTGTCAGATTTGGTGTTGGGCAATATTCAAGGTGTTACGTACAACGCAGGAGCCCAAACTGCCAAGTTCTCAGGCTTTGCTAATAACAAAGTTTATGGTGTATTGCCATCGAACCAACTAACAAGACTATTTGACAACGTACCGTTAAAGGCAAAGGCTCAAGAGTTAATCAGCAGCCGGATTATCTACGGAAACTACACTCAGTTTTACAACATTGTATCCATAGCTGGAAAGGGCATTGTTCCAAATTACTCCGTAAGTATTGTTAGCGAGAGCAAGCTCAGTACTGGGTATGTTATAAATAGCCCGGTAAAGACACTTCACTCTGACAGGGGATACGAGGTTGGTATTTGCTACATGGACGACTATGGTAGAATGAGCACCGTATTGACATCAAGCACAAACACAGCAAGTGTTTCATCGGCAAACTCAGATACAAGCAATTACTTAAAGGTTAACATAATAAGTGAGGCTCCATCATTTGCTACCAAGTACAGAATATTTGTAAAGCAAGCAAAGGGACAGTACTACACTATATTCCCAAACATTTTTTATACTGAGGGAATTTACACATACTTTATGATCAACGAGTCTGACGTGGACAAGGTTCACGCCAATGACTATATCGTATTTAAAGTAAATCCAAATGGCATTACGTATAGCAATACAGAATTTAAAGTACTTGATGTAGTTGTAAAAGAAAAAGACTTTTTAAACAACAAAAAGAATCAGATTTCTGGCGTATACATGAAGGTAAAGACCGATGGAAATACTGCATTTTCTGCATCTAACCTCATCGTCAATAAAACATCAAGTAGAGGTGTAACTTCTGCAAGAAAGTCTAAGTATGCAGCAGGATTTACATGTGCAAGTCTAGGAGATCCTGGCGTATTGCCCATATTCTTTCCTCACTCTTTTACTGAAGATCCTGTTTTTTATGGAGCGGGTGCAAATGATTTGGCTACTGTAAATAAGTCAGACAAGGTATTAGTAGATAGGCGTATAAGAATTGAAATTGATGGAAGGAACGCTTCTGGTATAGACACCTTTAAAGTCTCAGTTCTTTCTACAGACGTTGCCGGAGCATCTCTCATTCAAAATGTAGCAATTACTGGTACAAATCAAGTGATATCAGACGGAACGAAAACTTTATGTACAATTAGATTTGCCAAAACTACAGGACATACCATTGGGGATTCTTGGAGAATAAACCAAAGGGCAAGCTGGACAAGCTTTGATGGTAGAACTGTTTTTGGAGGGCCCTTAGTCTTTACTGGCTTTGACGATCCATTTGGTGGTATTGCTGTTTTCCCTAAAGATGCTACGTCTATTAGTGGAGGAGCTGTAATTACTATTAAGATAAACGAAACAAGAGTTGCTGGTGGAGAGGGTCAACCAGAACAAACATTTATCTCGTCAAGGGATTACATAAACATTGAGGAATGGTTTTTTGAGGACTCTATATACGAGCAGTTCACAATGACTGCACGTAGTCAAAATCAAGGTGCAACAACAGTATTTTTTAGAAGGTGTAGCAACTACAGAAACATTCAGTCTGGAAGCCAGTCCTGTACTCAGGTAGACCAAACAGACAATGGAGACATTAGAATGTTTATCCGTGGCCATGCAGATGCAAATAGCGACGACTTTAAGAGCGGAAACTCAATTTCTTGTATTAGAGCAATACTCACAGTTGATTGTACGATTACACAGGCAAAGAACAAGACCATAATTGAGACTCAGCCAAAGAATACCGACATAGACATATACCACGAGACAGAGACATTCTCGGTTACCAATGGTCTGCACTCTGGAACAAATGGTCAAAACCAATCTAGAGACACAGCAGGAACCATTCGGAAACCTGCAATAGTAGACTTGGTGAATGTATACAATGCATACTGTTTTAGAAATGGTGTTGAGAGCGATCGTATTCGTGATGACTTCAATGGATCTAGCATGCAGTACAGTCCACGTGTTTCTTCTACGATTGAAAATTATGAGCAGGAACGTGTTCCACACGGACTAACTTACAGTGGCGTGTTTAGGGAAGACACCGGAACAAATAGATTGAATGAGTTCAACCTGTCTACAGCTAACTTTAAGTACGTTGACCGTTTCTTTGGAAGTATTCAAAAGCTGTACGCTCGTGACACAAACTTGATCGTATTTCAAGAGGATAAGATATCTACCGTTCTTTACGGAAAGAACTTGCTAAGCGACTCTACCGGCGGTGGAGCTATCGCTAGCATACCAGAGGTCCTAGGAACACAGATCTCCTTTGTTGGCGAGTATGGTATCAGTTTAAACCCAGAGAGCTTCGCTACATGGGGTAATGACATGTTCTTTACCGATGCAAGGCGTGGAGTTGTATTGACCATATCTGGAAATGACCTAGGAGAGATTTCTATCCAAGGGATGAAGGACTGGTTTAGAGACTTGTTCATTGAAGGAACCAACAAGCAGAAGGTCGGAGTTCTAGATCCGTACAGCCAAATGTACGTACTAACCTCAAACGATATTACATCTAGTCCTTGTCAATTGTCAATATCACCTCTGTCTATAACAACAGACAATACGGCAAAAACTGTAAACATATTTGATATTCAGTCTAACTCAGGATGGGTTATCACTGGGATACCGGTATGGATGACAGTATCTCCATCAAGTGGAACCGGTGATCAAGACGTTATGGCAGACATTGCTCTAAACAGTACACTGGTTACAAGAAGTGCGGTTCTTACAATTACAGCTTCGTGTGGAAACGTAGTTACATTTACTGTGATTCAGACAGGAAAACAACTTGTAAGAAGAGGGGGCGTAGTTATTGGCGGAAGCGGAGACAGTGGGACTGTCAGTACGCAGAAGTATAACTACAGCAGCTCCGGGACACTTGGATACGAGTTTACCGATACATCCTTTACTCCAGCCCCGGTCAGCTTGTTCAATACCTTTGGAGCTCCTGGCGGAACAGATGGCGTTCCAAACCCTGGAGACACGGTGACATTGTATGCCTACAACACCACTACTAGCCCGTCTGGAATTCCAGCTAATCCATTCTTACCTGGCCTTGGAAACAAAGCGTACTACTTGGTATCTAATACACAGTACACAGACCAAGACTCTGCAGCAATAATAGCCCTTGCAACTCCCGTAACAATGACACTGGCTGGTTCTGAGTATAGCGGAACCTTCTCTTACTTAACACCATCCAATGAGCAGTACTTGTACTTGCTTTGGGACTATAGGAATATTATAGCGTGTGGAGCTACGGCGTCTTACTCTGGAACTGCATTGACATCTGAGACTACAGTAACTACTGGATCTGCAAACGGAAACGTCACATTTAACTATGACGCTCAGTCTACACCAGACCGTTTTGTTATTACATTGAATGGTGGCGTAGTTGCAGATAGTGGATACGTTGGACTCAATAGCTCGGCTAACTACAATGCGTTGATCGCGGCTGGAGTTGCTGCTAGCGACATCAAGTTGGTTTCTCCATATGATGGCCTTGTAAACAATAGTACAGGGACTTTGAAGTTTACAAAAACTCAAACTGGAAATCCAATACTTACCGTTTACTCTCCACTATCATCAAATGGATGGAGTGTTGTTA